GGGGGGGGGTTAAAATAAATAATTCTTATTTATATTTTTATGGTCCAGATTATATAACTACAGTTATTAAGGATAAATCAGGAGAAACACTAAATACACCAAATTATTTATTTGGCGTGTCTTTTGATTATCCTTTAGAATATGATGATAATGAGGCTTTCTTTAAGATAACTGCTGATCTAATTCTTACATACAAAAGTGTAGACGTTCCTATGCCTATAAATCAAACAGTTACTACAAAAACAATAAAAGATACAGGTATAGGATGAGATAATAAAAATTTTGCTATTTTTGTAAATTTAATATTCCCTATATCTGCTGTAACACGTATGGTACTTAAATCTGCAACTATTGAAGTACTTAATCCGAATTCAAAGTATATGTATACTAACCCTACGTCATTTGAAACAAGTGGACAATATGTTGCAGTAACAAGTAATTTATATATGGATAATGTTCAATTCAGCAGATATCACGGAATATTTAATGCTGATTTATATAATTCTAGCCAAGGTATTTTAACATTGCAAAATCCTATTAGTAGAGAATTCACAGCAGATACACAACCTTACTTAAATGTACTAAGTACCACTTGGGCAAAAAGAACAGATTTAGTATCTAGTCTAACAAGACCTGATTGAAAATTATACTGCTTAGATGGAGGAGGCATGGCTTCTAACATGTATATGACTGTTAGTTACTATATTACTTCATACTATTTTGGAGGAGAAATAGATACCGTACTTAGTGCAGTAGAAAATATCCCAATTCCAATAGTACCTGGACAATCACAGACAGTTGTTAATTCGAATTATATAGACGAAAGACTAATAGGAGATTATCTTATATTTGATATACATACATCCCTTAGATAATGATAAATAATTTAGAAATATTAAAACCTATTTTGCATTTTGAAAAGGATTATTATGTAAGAGTTATAATTCTTTCAAGATTAAAAGATGGAAATCTTTTACAAAAGAGAATTGGAAGAGATCTTTTCTTTGGAACTCTTGAATCTCTACAAGAAGCAATGCCAGATATTATTGCAACAGCTACAGAGTATAATGCCAGAGTTTATATTGATACCGTCTCAAAAAGATTATCTTCAGGATTTTTAGCACAAATAGAATGAGAACGATTTAAGGTTTTTGGTATTAAACCTCAACTAGAAGCAGTAATTATAGAAGAAGATTTCTATGGGCTATATGATGCCGATGGATATGCTAAGGAAGAAAACGAAATAATAAAATCTTTATCTGAAGAGTTTAACTTCAAACCCTTAATAATAAAATCTTCAAATGAGGGAGAACATTGATTATATAAAGGTTCCGAACTTAGAACATTATCAAATTCAGTTAATAATAGCTATATTAGAAATAAAATTTTTATAGAGCACGCTTGAGCATGTTTATATAATCCGTTTAACTAAATGCAAGCAAACAAATATTTTAAAGTAAAAGAATTAGTATCATCAAAAATATATAAAGAATATGGAGACGATGCTATAAAATTTCTAGATCCAAAAGCACTTAAAGCTTTAGAGAACGTTAGAGAGATTTTAGGAGTTCCTCTGATCTGTAATAACTGAGCAGCAGGTGGATCTAGAAATTATTGCGGTTATAGAGAACCTGGATGTGGAGTAGGAGTTAAAAATAGTTACCATTGTATAGATATAAATACTGAAATACTTACAAACCATGGTTGAAAAACTTATAATACAATAGATATCCAAAATGACAAAGTATATAGTTATAATATAGATAAGAATGGAATAGAAATAGTGCCAATTCAACAATATTTCTTTCAAAAATATGACGGAGAAATAATTCAAATACAAAATAAGTTAATTGATATTTTTGTAACAGATCAGCATAGACTTTTAACTAAGGCGAAGAATAATTATAAAGACCGTGAGTTTTATAGATTTGAACTAGCAAAAGATTCATTTGGCAAACGTAGAGAAATAATGAATGCTGCTAATAACTTAAGTGTTAGTGAAGATTTTGATTTAAATATTTGGCGATTAGCAATGGCAGTTATTGCTGATGGTTCAATTTCTAAAAAAAATATTAGAAAATATAATAATTTTGTATCTAAGTTGGTTAAAGAAAGAGATATTAATGAATTGGAAAACATTCTATATAATCTTAATCTATCTTATAGTAAAACTAAAGTTATTAGTTATTATTTATCAAATGGCGATCCTTATTATTGTTGGCAATATATACTTCCAGTAACGAAAGTCACAAAGTCGGTTTTAGATATAATTGGAAAGAATAAGAAAATACCTAATACTGTATTAGAACTTCCCTCTTATATATTGAAGGAATTATTAATTACATATGCTAAATTTGATGGAACAATTGATAAACGAACTAATTGTAACTGCATGACCATATACTCTACAGACGAACATAATATCGATATGCTGCAAAAAATGAGTATACTTGCAGGAATGCGATGTATTAAAAGATCGTTTACAAATCAGAAAGTAATATGTAATAATATTGAAACTACAATTCGTGAAATACATCATTTATATATCCACTTAAATAGGTCTGAAACTAGAATTAACGAAAAGGATTGATCTAAAAAACAATTTTCTGGATATGTTTGATGTGTTAGTAACCGTAATGAGACTATTATAACTCGAAGAAATGGCAAAATCGCAATTATTGGAAATTGCAAAGGACAAGCTTTTGATTTAATATCAACTAAATTAACTGCTAAAGAGATGAGAGAAATTCTTGATAAAAATCAAGATAAACTTAGGTATCCTATACGTGTGGAAAAATGAGACAATAAAGGTGAAATCTCTTGATTACACATTGATATTGGAAATACTAAAGGTAAAAAATTATATTTTTTTAAAGCATAACATATGAAATGATATATTAAACTATTAAGATGGATCTGGGAGTTCCCACAGTGTCTCCTAGGTCTCATCTTAACCAAACTCTATAATGTAGAGTATAAAGAAACATACAAACAAATTCCAATTTATGCTGGCGACTTTCCTGGAGGTATTTCATTAGGATTATATATTCTAATGGGTGAATCTGCTAGAAAATATAATAGAAACAGCATTAAAGATCATGAATGAGGCCACACAAGACAGAGTATTAGATGAGGATGGCTTTATTTACCTGGCCCTGGTTTATGCAGTATTTGCTGAGTAGGTCTTAGAAGAATTAGTGCTAAACTTAGAGCTAAAAGTTATTATTCAGTTTGGCCAGAAAATCAAGCTGATAAGTTTGGAGGAGTTCCTAAACGGTAATAACTATGAATGATTTATTAGAAAATGCAAAAAGGAATTCCAAGATAACACTCGAAGAATTCTTTTTTGAGTTTTATAGTAAAATTCTTGAATTTGAACAAGAAACAAAAATAAAAGAAAATGAAAACATTTATATCACAAAATATAAACAAGATTAAATTAGCACCATTTCCTAAAAGTATAGTGTTAGTAGCTACCTGCACGTATCCATAAGGGTAATGATGAGTTCCATGCCATATTACAATTAGCAAAACCTACAGATTTAGATTCTTCAGGAAATTATAATACATTAACTGCAGTTGCAGCACCTTATAATGTTAATGTTATAGAAGAGATTCAAAGAAGTTGAGGCATTTTTGGATATCCGATTGCTTTTAATATAACAGAATTTCCTGATTCTGAATTTAGAAATTTTCTTTTTACAGGAGACTCTGTTATACAAGAATTAGATACTCCTGTAGATTTATTTAATGGCATTAATGGCCTTAGTGGAAATCCAAAGAATTCTTCTTTAGCAGCATTTGCATCATTTACTTTTATGATAGGAAATAAATATTCAGAAGAATGTGTTATAATGCCTGCAGATTGGGATCAATGAATAGGTGAGTCTGACCTAATGATAAGAGCAGGTTCTTCTACATGTCATTTTGTAATTAGTGATGCAAGTTCTTACACATGTATACAGAACCTTATAAATTATTCAAATGAAGGATTCTTTATGATATTTACAGAATCAGAAGATCTTGGAAATCATACTAAACTATTTGCACGAGATATAGCTACTCTTAATGATACTACAGTATATTCTGTTGGTGCTACATTTATTGCAACAAAGAAATTTACATGACAAGATGTGGATATGTAGCTCAAGGTGCTGTAGCTCCAGCGTCATGTCCTGTATGTAAAGAGACGGATTTTGTAACAACATAATATGAATAAATTATTTATTTCCCAAAATAGGGGGGGAACTTATTTCAATATAAATCTATAGAGGTATATGTAAATGATTTTGGAGCCCAAAGAACTGAAGGAAGTAAACGTAGAGATTAATTTCGAAGTATTTAGTGTAGAAATGAGAACTTAAAACAAAAGGAACCCAATTGGGTTCCTTTTTTATTATATTTTATATTTTCCCCTAAATGGAACAGGTTCTAAGGTTCCAGTATTTGTTAGACCTATAAATTGTCCATTTAATTGTATCTGGGTTGTTCATGCAGAAGTACTACTTGGGAATTCATATCTAAGATTATACCCTAAATATTCGTCTTTAAAAGTCATAGATTCAACTGCTTGGTTATATATATTACTTCTAGGATCAAAGAAGAACATTAAAGTTTTACCATCTATAGGTAACATCGTAAGAGCACTTACAATATCTCCATCAGTAGTTGTTAAAGTTAATGTAACTTTAGATTTACTTATAGTATTATCTCAGAAATTAGTTTGAACCTCTTTTCAACTTAAAAGTTCATCTGGTGTAGAATTATATAAGTAAGCATCATCAAAATTCATACAAACAAATCCAGAATAAAGATTCTGTCTATTTAATATATTAGAAGACTCTTTTGGAGTAATATACATATTTAATGGAACTGTATAAAAAATGTTCCAGTTTGTTCTCTTACTATATTTTCTCCAGCTGGTAATGTTACAGTTTTTATAGTAGTTGCACTTTCATTTCCATAAGTTAGTTTACAGGTTGTTGATTCAGTAACACCTAGACTAGAATTAAGGTTGAAATTAACATATGACTGAGTTGGCGTATTAATAGAATTATAAGTTAAATAGAATACATTGATAGGAAGTTGATTAATTGTAATAGTTAGATTTTTTCTAATAACTCCAACATCCGTTAAAACATTAAAATTAATATATACATCAGATGCAGTACCTGGTTCAATATAAGCATAATTTGTAATATCTGTTCCATCCATATATACAGAAGATTGAACAAAACTCTTATAATCATCATTATAATCAGGATTCATCCACTTTAATTGAAGACCTCAACTAGAAGTTAATATATTTTTTGGAACTTCAATTGTAAAATTGGTTATTAACTCATTATTTCATCTCTTTAAAAGGTGGTGCGTATTAGTTTCATCAACATATACTAATTCTGATACTCCTTTACTAAAGAGAGTTGCTCCTATTACATAACTTATAGTAGTAACCCCCCCCACTCACAATATTCTGCATTATAAACTGTTTAATCATTATTCTTTATAATATTTTGCACACCAGCCACAACCTACACCTACAGCTAAACTTACAACTGCAAGTAATAGACTACTAAAGCTCATAGCTGATGCGATACCACAACCTGCTAATACTAAAGCAACTACGATTGCAGCAATAATTAATTTTGTTTTCCAAGTCATTGTTTTCATATTATTTATATGTTAAGTTACTATAAGTTGCCCCATTTTCAGAAACAATATAGTTTTGTTGTCCTCTATATAATGGTAATACTCCATCTTTTCAGTAAATAAAGGCATAAGCTTCATCATAATTAGGATGATCTTTCATTTTATCTTCAAATTCTTCTGGAGAATGTTCTTTTGTAATTAAACTATAATAGTCTCCTAAATCGAAATTTATTTCACCTCCATTACTTGAAATTTTTCTTAATGCAAACATGTATTTATATATTTATGTATTTATCAGTTTATTTTAAATATATTACAAATATTCAAGTATAAACATCATCTGGAATATCAATGAACATGTCACAAAGTGTAACATCATCTATTTCTTCATGTTCTTGTTTTAATAGTTCCATAATTGAAACTACTTCTTTCATTGGATTTAATATAGAGTTTTCACTACCATTAGATCCATTATTTAAAACTGCATAATATACTTTTGAATCTTTAATAAAAGTTACAGCTGCATTTTTATAAAAACCATAATCTTTTAATTCAATTTTTGGAGTATCTTTATCTTGCAGTTTTGTTATTACTTTATCATATAACTTATTGTCCATTATTTGAAAGATATTTATTAAGTGAAGTTGTTCGATTTAAAGTTCTTATATAATTATCTTTACCTTGACTATAATTAGAGTTAGTATCATTGTTTCCATGAAGTCTATCTACAAAATCATTTGTGCTAGTAGCGGTTAGTGCATTATATCTAGAATTTAGTAAATCTACTTTATATTGTGCATAATCATATAGATTTTCAAAGTCTATATATTTTTCTCCATCTTTATGCTTTGTTCATTCTCTATCTGTTTGGTTATTATTCCATTTTATTCCTCCAAGATTAAAACCTCTTGATCCTCTTGGATCAAGTCCGTATTGACTTTCAAGAGCAGCTTGTCTAACTAAATTATCTACCTGAGTTAATGGCAAATTTTTTTCTTTTAATACTTGTACAAATATAGGCTTAAGAATTTCTGCAAGTTCTTTAAATTTATTATCAGTTTGTCCAAACTTGTGATAGTAATCTAAATTAGGATAATTACTATTTGGAATATAATCTCCATATTCAGTATTTACGGGATAACTAAGGTTTGGTTTTCGTTCATTATCTGTTACTTGTATTGAATTTTGAAAACCTGGAAGTTTTAACCCTAACTGAGCATATAATGTGGCATCCTTCTTTTTAGTAGGCGCTTGAGCCACATTATTAAATAAATAAAGTAAGAAATCATCACTATATCTATTCAATAAATTATATGTATTCTCTTTATTATAATGTGGAGTAACTGTAGACTCTTCAGGTACAATTTTATATTCTGGATTAAAAGGTTCTGATTGAATTATCTTTCCGTTTTTATCAAATTGTGATACTGAAAAACTACCTTTACCTTCTGAACCTTTAAGTCTATTTATAAGAGTATAATGATCTAAATGTTCCTTCTTAATATTTTGTATTTCTTCTTTAGTAAATTTATGATTAGGATCTGCATTAATACTATGTCTTAGTTGCATTAATCTAGCATAAATTTCCTGAGGATTATCTAAATATTCATCGGGAGCAATTGTTTTATTATCATAAATTGTATCTCCAAAATTATCTTGATACTTCTTAATTACTTTCTCTTGTGCATCAGGTAAACTACTATGAGTTCATTCATGAATTGCAGTACTAGTTGATCCATCTGTTAAAAATATTCTTCTACCAAACGGATAATAAACTCCTGAAGCATTATCAGGGACTTTACTCGGATTTATCTTTGCTCTAGTAAGATCTAAATTTCTTTTAAGTGCATTAAATACTAAAGATTCAGTTACAGGGAGAGGAATTGGTAGAACTTGTTTAACATTTTGTTTTACTAAACCTTTACGTGATTTATATCAATCTTCAAGCCACTGTTTTCCTTCTTGAATTCCTCCTTGTTGAAATTTTAATACTCCTCCATGTTTAGCAGAAGCTATAACTTGATTTAAAATATTTGCATATCTTGGATCTGTAGCATATCCTCCTCTATGAACTCTATTTGCAAATTCTTTTATATCTCCAGAGAATGCGTTATAACGTTTATTATTTAATAGATCAATTTTAAAGTTTGCATAATCTTCAAGTGATTTGAAATTTCTAAATTGATCATTTATATAAACATCCTTACCATTAATAACTTCTCTAGTTCGTTTAGTTGTTCCCTTTCCTTTAATACCTCCAAAATTATATGATCCTGCAGGTTTAGAACCTCAAGCTGATTCTAATCCGTCTTGTGCTACTAATGATTTAGCAAATGCAGGATTTAAACCTTTTGATTTTAATAATCTTTCATAAATAGGAAGCATTGTATCTTTGAAATCCTTTTTAGAATTGAATTTATGAACTGTAGTTTCTTGAACTATTGGTTCTGGATTTCTTATCTCTTCTACTTGAGATTGTACTTCTGTCTCTGTATCATCTTCCAAAGGTTGAGAATATCTGGGTTTATATACAGGTATTTCAAGATTTGGAATTTGAATATTAATATCTCCTAAAGCACTATCTCGTATGAATGGTCTGTATGTGATATCGTTCATAATAATTGTTTTATATTATTTTGCAAATATATACATTATTTTTATAAATCACAAATTACAGCACCTATTTCTGGATCTAATTTACAACGATTTGGATTCTCTAATTCAGAAATTCTAGATGTTAAATTATCTACTTTATTTTCTAATTCAGAAACTTTAGATAATAAATAACTTGTTACGCTTTCTAAAGCTGCGATTCTTTGTTCTAATTCATTTTTTAGATTAGTTACTGTAGTACCTACTGAGTTTGCCATAGCACTCGCTACCCCTATAGTACTTGCCATACCTATATATGGATTAGGTGTTGTATTAATTATACTTCCAGGAAATGAAATAGTACCCGACAAATCTGCTGTAGTCTTATCTGCTGTAGTCTTATCTGTTATAGTCATATTTGTTGTATCCATATTATGCAAAATTAAAATCAGAATTAGTATTTAATCTACTTAAAAGTTTTTCATTTTCTTGTTTTAATTTCATAATTTCCTTACGTAGATTTTTAATATCTTCTGAATGTTTTTCAATCTGTTCTGAATGTTGATCTACTTTTTGATTTACAAATAATATTGCTTGACATACTAAAGATAAATCAATAAGTTTAGCAGATTTACGTAATCCTGATATTTTATCTAAAGCAGATGTTCTACTTGTAATTAAAATACCTTTATCTTCTAATTGTCTAAATACTCTAGTTAATACTTTAGTACTTATGTCCATTTTTGCTGCAAGTTCTTTATTAGTTTTAGTTGTAATAGCAAATTGTCCATCATTTGTACTAGTGTATTGTTGCATTGCTAATAGAACTCCTTTTTCTTCAGGAGTAGTATTCTCAGCATCCATAAACTCGTAAGTAAATCTTTCAAAATATCTTCCCGATTTTTGAATCTCATAAATATTACTCCTACCTTTTTTCTTTTCTAGAATTTTAATTTCACCTGCTGCATTTAGTTTTTTAATACTACTTTGCACTGTATTAATAGATACTCTTGCTAATTCTGCAAGAGTTCTTAGTGAAACAAAAGTTTGGAATGTATCTTTATCCATATTTTTTCTCATATAACCATAAATGAGATAATCAGTAGGATTCATTTTAATTTCTTTTGCAACCCCCAAATCATGAGGGACTTGAATGTGTTGTACTTTATTATCCATAAATTAATATTTTTAATATTACAAAGATATAACATTTATTTAATATTACCAAATATTTATACCAATATTTATTTAAAGTGTATAAGAATTTGATATAGTACATTCAATTTAAAAATAGCCCTGGGAGATACACTAAGGTGTCGTTTTTGATACACCTATTTTAAAAAAGTACCCTGGGAGATACACTTATATGCCCTGGGAGATACCTATCTATATATGTTCTCGCTTCGCGGAGGCGCTCGAACAGATCTATATACCTGTTGGGTTGTTTAAACAACCCCCCCCCATTGAGTTTAGAAAAAGAGATTTGTGTATGGATATCATGTATACATACGAATATTGTATATATTGTATACACATATGGATACTCTATTAAAACTCCCCCTGGGGGTTTCAGATGGAAAATCGAAATTTTTTCGAGTAAAATATTTCTGACAAAAGTTCTATTTTTAGAAACCAAAGCATCTGAACTGTCTATATGTTAAACTTTTTCATCTAATACCATTATGAAAAACATCGCACTTATCAAATCGATCGTCGCTACTTCCATTTCGTCGGCAAACCCTGCTGAGCTCACTGAGCACATAGCAGCTCTCATTCAGGCTCATCCTGAAGAGACTCGAGAGAACGCGCTTGCCATCCTCACTGGCACTGCAGAACTCACGGTTCGTCCTGTAGACCAGGTTGAACTGACCTGCAACAGCAGCAACTACACCAACCTCTCGTTCATGGGCGAGCCTACCGTAAATCTGCTCGAAGGAACGGTTTGTTGCTCTGTCAACTACACTCGAACCGAAACTCGCTGGTACAAGACCGAGGAAGACGCCAATGCTGGAAGGAACGGCAGCTACAACCATGACGACTATGTCATCGCGCGCGAGAAAGCGTATAAAGACTCTACGAGTGTAACATTCGACATCCGCGAGTGGAACACTGGCAAGGTCGTGTGGAAACGCTAACCACCTCAATCTATCTCGGAGAAATCCGAGATAGATCTTTTTTTCTTTTTACCAAAATATCTGAATATTATTTAGATAGCAATAGTGCTTCTCGGAAACTCATCAAACTATCAAACCATGGTACAGACTGTTTTTCACAACCTGCTCATCGAAGCAGAATCTATGTCGGATGTTCACAATTGTGGCACTGCTCGACCTCGTTACACTTATCAGGAGCCGCTCAAGCTGCAGAACGTCGACAAGGTCACGGAAGAAGACCGTGCACTCATGGATGTTGCTCGCGATATGTGGGCAGGTGTAATCAAGAAAGGGCTTTGAGCCCTTTCTTTAATAGCTTTTTGCTATGGATGACAGAACCCAACGTGTTGCAGATGAAATAGCTTCTATTGAAGCTATTTCTCACAACACTGTAAAAGCTTTATCGACTGTTACTACTCCGCTCAATGTAATTGTTGAGATGTACATTGCAGGACTCGAAGCTAAGCTACAAGCACTTCGAGCACTGGTCAAATAACAAAAGCTACTGAAAGGTAGCGAATCACTAACTAATCATTCATCTTTAACTCATCACGTTTATGAAACAATTAAAAGGCGCCAAGAGGGCCGAAATGCTGCAGGATGCAGTCAACAGGGGATTCGATGACGTAACTGTCGAGATCTTGAAGTCGAAGACTATTTTTACCCAGAACTTGCTGTTGAAGGGTGATACGGTCGAGTTTGAGGACTTCGATATCCAGCTCATCAAGCAGGGGAAGGAATTTAAGACCGTCAACAAAGACGGTGAGGAGATTACCGTTCGGGGTCTCATGATCCTTTGCTGCATCAACGGAGTGTGGCGCTGGTTCCCGCTCAGCACGTTTCAGCGCGGTTGTCAGATCGCACCTGAAGGTCGCACGGACTACATGGAGGCCATTCGCGAGAAACACGACCTCAATCTGCGCATACTCACCTGCGGTGATGCGTTGGAGGTCACCCAACTCCTCGCAGGCAAACGACTCAAAGTCACGGAGAACCAGTCCTTTAAGTTCCAGCGGTTCAACAAGGACCGTAAGAAGCTGGAGGGAGAGTTTGACCTCAAACCAGTCTCGTTATTCGAGGAACTGGCATAATAACTGGAGAGTGGGGAGCAATCCCTGCTCTCCTTCTTTTTTCCATCAACCAAAGCCACCAACAGGTACCAAAGCTCCCGACAAGTTCGTAGTACATCACAAGTATAAAATAAACGTGATTGTAGTACATAGAAGTTTAATTTAATTTATTTATAAAAGATGAAGATTTCTGAAGTAAAAAATCTGCCGAAGATTGCAGCTCCTGGTGGGCGTGTAGTAGCAGAAGTGTCTCCTGAATTCCTGAAGGAGAAGGGTGTAGGTGTAGTAACCTACGGTATCGCACCGAATGAAGTTGTCGAATTCCCTGATACGGAAGCTGATATTCAGCTTTTCACTCGTACTGTTCGTCCGAACAGTGATGCAGTTGAAACACTGCTCGTAGTGAAACGAAACGGTCAGGACGGCTATTTCTCGGTCGCAGCACTTCGTCGCATGGACTATCAGGGCAACTTCGTCGGTCCTGTATGTAAGGATCTGCAGAAGGCAGAGAATGACTACGATCGTGTAGTCAAGACGTGTGGCAAGAAGCTGACGTGCAAGAAGATGACGAAGATCAAGGTTCGTAAGTTCAACAACGGTGTCGCAACCGATGAACTGACGGAGCGCGAAGTACCCGTTCTCGAGTATGCGTAACGGTCAAATTACAGTTAAGGGGTCGTGAGTACGGCCTCTTAACTGTTTAGAAACTAATATGGGTAGAATATATGTAGCTAATGCAGATAGCTGATATAGTAATCCAGAAAGTTTCTGAGTCCTTGAAAAAGGACGGTATGACATGTGGTACATTGTACGATGTGTCCATTGTCTATAAGTCTTTGATCGGACTTATAGGCCCTAGTGATGATTTGATGAGTTTAGATGATTAGTGACCGTGGGAAGAGAAGTGATGAGCTCTTCCCACATTTTTATTAAAGATTATGGATGTAATTAAAGTAATACTCGGTATAATCTTTGGCTTGATTATGCTTGGATGGATTGCTACAGTAATAGTCATGGCTTGTGGTCCTTGGGTAGCTGTAGTAATTGCCGCGATCGCTTTAACTATATATCTTAACCGAGATTAACTGCGATTGCATAGTAATAATAGTTCTTTGACATATTGACATGACAAAATGACAGAAACACCTGACAAAATGTCATGTTGTGACTGAAGTAGAGGGTGAAGTGATCGGTGTAAGTCGTTGATTATCACACTGTTATTCATCCTCTACTCTTTTTAAAACTGTCAATTTGTCAGACCAACTTCCTTCATGTAAAATATCTATTATTCTCACATTCAGAAAGTTACTCCTCAATAATAATAATTTCAATTACTATTTTGAAGTTTAAACAATCGCTTTTGGTAATATTAGTTATTTTATAATTTGACAATTCAAAGTTTCAAACTTTAAACATACATAAACTCGAAATCCTAGTACAACAACTAGTATTAGGTTAACATTATATCTACAACAGCGGTAGAGGAAGTTGTACAATCAGTTTAAGAGGAGACTACCATTACAAATTGAGAGTCTGATGTATAATGTTATTGATGTTTTTTCATTTTAATGAGTTTATCTAGTATGACGATGCTAGATCGCAAGTCCTCTTGACATCGGAGTAATAACGGAATGTCTAGTAGTTATACTATCTTAACGTGAGAGAAAATAATCTATCGTTGTAGGTTTAATAGTAACCTAACAAAGGCAGTAAAACGCAAGGAGTGCTACAGTCTTGTGAAGAGTCGAAGATAATTCGAGAAAGCTAGTCAAGACAAATGCCGAGATGGCGAAATGGCAGCCGCAGGGGACTTAAAATCCCCTGGTCAGTAATGGCCGTACGGGTTCGACTCCCGTTCTCGGTACAAAAAATCCTATGAGTTCTGCAGAGCTTACATAGGTCGCATATGTGCCTCATCAGCCTTATGTATGAAATAATAAGAGTGATTCTCAAACTTGATTAGGAAATAGTTTTTCTTAATTAGCGATTCTAAGTTATCTAGTGTACAATAGGATTATATGAATCTTTTTAATAAAAGTCTAACAAAATTTTAATTTTAAATAATATGCTCTGTAAGAATAATATTTTTAAGCTTTTTGTTCAAGAATTTATTTTATTCTTGCATACCAAAGACTCTGAAGAATTTTGTAAAAGACTTTGTAAAAAGCATAATTTCAAAAAAGAAGAATTTGAGGAATATTTTAAAATAGTCCAAGAAAAATTCAATGAAATACCTAGTGATCAAGAAATTGCATCTCAAGAATGCAAACAGTCTCAAATAAAAAATCAAGTTATTGAAACACTTGAAAAAGTTATTTTAGACATTAAAACTCTTAAATAAAGTTTAACAATATCTAAAATTGTAATTATGTTCATTTCTAAGAAAACTATGCGAAAGAAAGATTTCGCATGTCTCAAAGCAGAGAAGCCGAACTATAAGGCTTTTCGCGCACCGAAAGAAAATGCGAGACACAAGTTTCAGACGCTTTTCAAAACTCCTCGTGGCTGGTTTCTCAGCATGATGCAAGACAAAAAGCGTGTGATCGGCGAAATCTCTGTTCCTGCAGCTCAGGAATGGCTCGACGAGTGTCATTTCAAATACGAAACTGGCTGGTAAGCCACCTCCTTTCTTTGTAGTTAATGAATTCATAGCGAGAACCTTTGGGGCTATCTTGCCGTGACTGAACCATTAACAACGAGCAACCCTGGCACAACTCGTAAACGCCAGGAACAGTCTATCTACACATAAGGTCTAAGGACTAATTTGTGAATATAAATCCTCCTCCCCAAGTTGAATTTTATTCCAAATTGGATAGTTAATAGAGATGTCTGCGTGAGCAGGATTGGTAGTACCCTCTATTGTTAAAACTGTTTCTTTTTGACATTTTTTATCTAAATATATAAATCTAGATTATGAAATTCGCAGTAGGCTAGCTTTAATGCTTAAAAGTTCTTAGTTTAATTTTATTTCCTCTGATTTAATTCGAGTGAACAAATTGCAGAAGTAACTCACCTGCACTAACAAGCTAGAATATGAAAGCAAGAGACGGTCTGAATATGTAGGATTTATTTTTTATTCATAATAATTTATTTGGAGAAATTAAACATAAAAATGCCTAAGAAATTAGGTGTGTTGAATAGGAAGGCACTTGTCCTATTGTACGCAAGTTAATTACGGTTATTTCTAATATATGCTAGCAACATTGATGTAATCCAATTAATATTGCCTATATAAGAGATGCGGAAGACTGTTAAGTGTCGAACTACCAAGCGGTTTAACAGAGATAGAGACTCTATGGTAACATAGAGAATTTGCTGGATAGCGTGGGTTCACATACGTAAATGTGGAGCAAAGGAAAATGGCAGAATTACCAAACTTCTTTTCAATAGGGACGAAATTTATCTATAGACAATAACCAGTTAGCTCGTAATGTCTGCCTTTTAGATTAGCTGATTTAGAAGGTTGAGTGAGTCATATAGACAAGAAAAGAAGAAAACCCTCGAGTTAGAGGTCATATAAGAATTACTATCTTATTTAGCTAGTAAGATTGATCTGTAACGTTGACTGTAGTACGACAGATGATCGTAATCTTATATGTTGATTAACCGTAACAGTAGTAATTGTAATTCTTTATTATTAAAGTTTTTACATGCTGGAGAGAAGGCAGAACTCTCTTTGGAATCTGTCGTTTAGGTATAGCTTCTTTGATCGGAAGCTATACCACTAAAATGTCTGTAATTGCACTTTTTCATTTTAAAGAGAGTTTCCGATCTCTATAAAAATCGGATTCGCTCGGTTCGTCTAGGACGCAAGATTTTCATTCTTGAAATCACGGATTCGAATCCCGTACCGAGTACATAAAGTTGAAATCTAAATTGACTAAAAGAGTAATGGAAATATATTTTGAAGGTGTTATAGGTACTCGAAAATGGTTGCGAATTCGAAAGAATCGCATCTCTACACTTGAAGAACTTACTAAATTAGTAATTAAACATGAACCTCGTGAATTAACTATTCACATCAATTCACTTGGAGGAAGTACATATCAAGCTTTAGCTATTTACTTTTATCTTCTCTCTCTTAGCATTCCTGTTACTACTTTCTGTCATGGTCAAGTAGCATCTGCAGCAGCTATTATTGCTCAAGCAGGAAAAAAGAGATATATGGATAAAGATGCAGAACTTCTTATTCATACTCCTCGAATCAACACAAGTAGTGCAATTACTTTTAGGCTTTTAGGTATTATTAAAGAAGATCTTGCGTTTTCTAACAAAATACTTAAAACTATATTTAAGAGAAAATCAGCTTTAACTGAAAAACAAGTTGAAAGAGTCATGCACTTACAAAATGAAGAAGGCATATGGCTAAATTACGAAACTGCGCTTCAGTTTAAGTTAGTTGATGAACTTGAAGAATAATACATATATTCCATAGTTAGTAGCTGGATCTTAGTGAGAGTGAGCTACCTCTCTGAGCTTAGCTAAGATCCATTTTTAGAAACCTGTGTTTGCATTCATTATATATTCCATATAACTTTTCAGTTGGCATTAGTTAGATGAAAACTACGATTTAATCCAGCGAGCGATAGTGTGGTTGCCACGACCTGGAGATTTTTTAAAACCCTCTAAGTTTAACAATATCTAAAATTGTAATTATGTCTAAAGATCTTTTTTCGAGTCGTACTCCCTTTGAGAAGTGTTATCTCGTAGAAAACGTAAAACATCTTTCGTTCATTCCAGGGAATCGTACCCTGAGAACAGCTCACGTAAATCGAATCTTTAAAGCTTTCCTTGATGGAGAGTGGATACCGCCTATCTATGTTTCTGCAGACGGTGAAGTTCTCGATGGTCAGAATCGTCTCGCAGCATTTCGTATGCTGAAAGAGAAGTATCCGCAAAACAAAACTGCAATTCGAGTGATTATTATTAACTCGGATGCATCTCCTCTGAATCTCGCAATCAAGTTCAATGCAGGACATGCAAACTGGGTAATCACCGACTACATGAAGGCTTATCTGGAAAAAGGTCTTCATGGCTATCAGCAGCTCCAGGATTTCACGAAAGCTTTCCCTGAGTTCGAATTCAAGGCAGCTATTCAGCTGATCAAGGGTTCGCACTCTTCGAGAAAGTTCAATAACGGTCTCTTGGAGATCTCTAACGAAGAGTACATGGAAGCATGTAAGAAAGCTGCTGCTCTCATTCAGATCGCAGAAAAGTTGAACAATAAGATCGTCCTTCGACGAGACATTGTTCTCGCTTTCTATCATGTCTGGAACAAGATTCCTAACATTCAAACATATCTCAAACGTATCAGTAATCTTCAGGTTCCGAGCGTTGAGAATCGTAAGGAGTGGGAACTTGCATATAGTGCTCTGTTGCGATAATTTCTGGTTTTTTATTTGTTAATCGGCACGTTAATAGAGTTTACTCTATGCCTACTACC